TAGGGCACTGGCCAGCGATACTCTCTCCCGATATACGACTCACGATGCGACGTGACCGACTGACGGTCTGTGTTGCAGAGAGGTTGATGTATTAGCCTCTCTCTGCTCGGCTCTCTCCCTCGGGTCTGTGCGAATTGGTCCTCTCTGACCATAGTTGATTCAGTTGCCTTTCCATCCTACGGACTTGGTGGGCCAATTCATCGATCCTCCTATCTGGAAGACCTTCTTGTGTTACCCTATGGGCATCCAGTAGGCGACGGGCCTCATCGTATTCCTTGGCATAGTTGTTCAAGCCGAACTTACAGTCGTTGATGAATCTATCTAATAGGTCGAAAGCCTCATTCCGCTCCTTCTCGATAGCCTCACAGAGGGGCCGTGTGTCCCCCTGTTCGTATCGATCCTGCCATCTCTTCCATTTGGCCATTAGGTTGTCTCCTCGATGATCTCGACCTCGATGCGAGGTCGCTGTTTGTCCACCAGGAACCTGTCCTCGAGTCCCGTGATCACCCGCCATCCGTCGTCAGGCAGGATCTTCGCCCACACCAAACCATCGAGGATGAACTTTGCCCCGGCACGGATGTTGTCCATGTCCCGCCTGCGGTTTGGCTCATGCCACAGGAAGCGAATCCGGCACTTTCCCTCCACGGGCTTCAGGCTGGCCCCCATGGCCATCCAAGCCACAGAGTGCGTCATCTGTTTCTTCATCCTTGATCCAGCATGACGGTGGCTGTTGGACGCCTTGTCCATCTCGTTCTTCCCCGGCAGGCGACCCTCAACAATGAACCGCTGCATCATTCTGCGGCCTCGCTCATTGTCAGACCCCTCCACCGGACCTTGTTGTCGGTGGGGTTTACGTCTTTTCGTGGCCGCGACGGACAATTCCACGATCTGCCCTTTATCTGTCCGTCTATCTGCCACCCCGACGCTTTTAAGCTGGTCCCTGGTTCAGATGCAAGGGTGTAGGTGATGATCTGCTGGAAACCCATCTCCCGGCAGACCCTCCTACAGGCTCCGTAGAGCATCGAGCAAACGTTCTTTGTTCCGTCAGTGCAGACCCGCGTCACTTCAGCCACCTCTTCAGGGTCGAACCCCCTCGCCACGGGCCTGCCGACGATTGCCACGCCCACGACCTTGCCATCCTCTACCACAGACAGGCTGAACCTATGCCCCCTGGAGGGTTTATGGTGCCGATGACGCGCCGCCACATAGGCATTGGCTGCGCGTAGGCTGATCGGGCGGACCCTCATCACGCCCAAGCCTCCTCCAGCACAACCGCCATGCCTTGTTACTCTCATTCGGGATCTCCTGGATCATCCCAATCCTCTGGAGGGGGCATCTCCTTCTCCAGTTCCCTCAAGAGCAGGAACATCATCTCCCTCTCTGCCTGTGGAGAGTGCTTCCAAAGAAACTGCACCATCCTCGCTATCAAAGGCGACGGCGCGTTGACCGCCCCGCCGATCTCATACAAAACCCCACCCTCTGCATCGACCTCGCCCGTGGACTTACAGGCGATCACCACAAAGTGTTCGGCCTGAGACAGCATCCCGCTTGCGTTCAGCTTGGCGGTGCGAAACTCTTTCTCGTCATCCGTCATTGTTTGTTTCAACTGAAAAGACCCCCCGTACGTAGTCCCGCACAGACTTGACGTGCCAGCACTCCTTGTGCGCGGGACAGGTGCAATCGTAGTAACACTCTCCGTCGTGCATACCAAAAGTCACCACATAAACTTGGTCCGACTGCTTCGAGTAGATCGGGAAATACCACTCACCGTTCAGAACGGGAGATCGTCGCCACTGGTCGAGGGCGTATCGTGGGTCAAGCCCATCTTCCTCGCGTCCATATAGATCGTCACCGCCGCTCTTTCCATCGCCCCAGCTTGGTCCCCCTGCAGCTTGTCCATCCCCCCGGCCCCGGCCCACGCCATCGCCCAACACCGCGCCCACAACTCCCCCATCTGATCCAGCGTGATCGTGCTTTGGGTAGGGTTTGCGCGTGGAGCCGCGCCTCCCTGCGGCGGCGCATCCGACTGAGCAGGACCGGCAAGATCCAAGCTTTGCCCCGGTGCCCACGCCGTAGGCTGGAACGAGTTGGTGTTCTGGTTCCACTCCGTCATCTGTAATGGATACTGCTGGTCACCCTGCTGGACGTTGTCCACCGACCACTGTGTCTCCGCGTGGCGAGTCAGCGTCAGGCTACCACCCTTGCCGGGGAAACTGTCGATCACCGCCTGAATGCCGTGAGCATTCATGTTGTAGCGCATCTGGCCCTCGCCGGACACGGTGTAGTAATAATCGCCGCCCTTCTTTGGCCGAGAGCGGGAGAAGTTGGCGTAGGCGAACACGATGCTGGCAGAAGCGCCGTCGTTGAAATTGATTACTCCGGGCATGTCTCATTCTCCATAGTAGTTGTGAAAGTGCCAAAAATTGACCTGCACGGTGCCTTCATTCTACATCCTCATCGCGTGATAGATGAACAGCAAAAACCCTGCGAGGATCAGCATCCAGATTGCTACGGAGAATCTCTGATCGGGTCTTTTTCGATTTCCACTCATCGGGCAGATCCTCCGCAGAAAGGCCCTGCGCCGCTCGATACTTCAGGCGCAACGCCTTGAGCTTCTCGAAATCATCGATGTGGGTATACCTGGAGCGGCGCTCTTCTAAAGACGGCACGGGGTCGCTGGTGATAAACGCCATAGCCTGCGATGCTCGTCCCATATCTCTCCTTCCGCAAAGAGAAGAAGGGCAGAAGCCTTGCGGTCACCAAGTGGCGGCTCCTACGGCCTCTGCCCTACGATTCTACACCTTAATCGCCGTTCGGGGTGACCCCAACCGACATAACAAATATAGCATTTGACCTCGAGATGCACAATGTTTATCTACCATGGGAGGAGGAGGATTCATCTCATGGCAAAACACCGCAGACTCATTATCGATCGAGAGGAAGTCGAGCGACTCATGCTGGACCAATCAATTCCATCAATCGTAGAACTGGCCCACCACGCCAATCTCGCCTACTTCGGCCTGGTGCGAACCCTCAACGGTTCAGGGTGGTCCCACAAGACCCTCGGGCGTCTGGCTCATGTGCTGAAGCCGGACGAGATCGGAAGTTTGCTCAAATGGGCAAACTGAACAAACAACCCCACCCAATCGGCGTGACCCTCGACCGAGCCGAGGCAGAGATCACCCTCGAGGCGCTGAAGGAAAACGAACAACCAGCTGCAGAGTATCTGATCACCCGAATCGAACGATTTCTCCGAACCATCAATGCGAAAGAGGACCAGTGACGGACATAATGACAGGCCAACCGGCCTCGACCGAACTGACCCAAAGTGAGCGATACGAATACCTGCTCCAGGAACTCCACGCCATTGGAGTCGAGGCAGGATTCAACATGAGGATGACCCTCATCGAGGCCAAGTATCATCTCGGCGAGGCAATCACCACGGGAGGATGGTATCAGAGGGGTGCCCACGGCCAATCAAAATCCATCATCGACCGAATCGCCCGTGACATCGGCTCCAGCGCCCGTGACATCTACTACTGCCTGCAATGCTACGCCGTCGCTCAAGACCATGGAGGGCTGGAGGAGTGGCTTTCGACAATGGATGTCGGGAAGGAGATTTCGTGGAGCAAATGCAAGGCGCTGCTCCCCGGCAAGGAGGAGGCTCCTCCTGACGATGGAGAGGAAGAGAAGCGCAACAAGACCGGTCGGATCTCCCGTCGATCTGCGGCCATGATGGCGTCCCGCATGGTGGGGGAGATCTGGACGGCAGATCACCAGACGGAACTGGAGGGGATGCTCGGCGTCCGTCTGGCGAAGGCATAAAAAACCCCGGCAACGAGCGCAAGATCGTCACCGGGGTCCGGGGGAACATCAATGGGAATCTAATCTAACCTTCGTGGCACCACTTCCGCAAGCGGTCAATCCCAACTAAAAGCCTGGCCAGCTTCACCATCGCCGGGGGCGCTTCAGTCGCCTCCCACCGCCGCAGGGACGACTCCCCCACGTCCATCTCACGGGCCATCCGCTCCTGCGTCCAGCCCAACTCTCGTCGCGCTTCTCTGATTGTCATGCCCACTGCTCTGCAATCTCTCATTCTGACGCCCACCCGAAAAAGACATGCTCTCCATCGACCTCGACGTGTCCTGCTGGACCAAACTTGTCGTCGATCCAGTGATCCCCATCGTCCAGCAATTCGCGGATCAGCAGAGCGACGTCTTGCCCCTCGGGCACCGTGATCGTCCTGAACGAACTCTTCTCCGCGATAGAGCCAGTGTATCCATCGTGCCCGAACTCATGCTGGGCACCCTCTACAAGCGCCTCAAACGCCGTCTGAGGCGTGTCGCCCTTGTGGCTGACCACAAACGTTGTCGCACCCATCATTCGTCCTCGATTTCGGGTTCGTCTTCTTCGATCTCGATCATACCATCAGATCCCTTGAAAGCCGCCCACAACCTGCCCTCGACCCCAATGAGCATCGCCCCGGCCTCAAGCTCTGCCTCAGTCACGTCAGCCGCATCGACGCTGACTTCGTGCGTCACAGTCCAAGTGCGAACAACCCTATACTGTGGCATCCTTCTTCCTTTCCGCGAGTTGGCGCTTCCGGCGCTCCTCGACCATTGCATCCGCATACTGATAGGAGATCCGCGCCAGCCGCGCCTCAAGCTCTGCCTCAGTCTCGTCGGTCCCTCTCTCCCCGAGAGCCAGCAATCCGTTCAGCGCGACCATGGCAAACTCATCCTTCAGCGTCTTGGCCATCTCATCCTCTCGTCTTCCTCAATCTTTTGTGTATACCGATAGGGTTACGTTTGCGCCGGTCAGACCGCCGCCGCCCTCGTAGCCGATGAAGGCACCGTGATTCCAAACGCCGCCACCGGCTTGGTAGGAGGTCATGTTGACTGGCCCCACCCGCCCCGCTCGGCCATGCTTCCTGCGAGCCAGCCTCGCGGCGAAGATTCCAGCGGCCTCGCTGGGGTCGTCCGCTTCCACGCTCTTGAACCCGTTGCAATGGTATCTCATTCCTCGTCTCCGCTGTTCTCCTGGGCGTTGAAAGCAAACCACTGCTTAGAGATGAAGAGGCGTTGCGTCTTGCCGCATCCGCATTCGCACATGAGGTTGTCGCCATCTTCCCACAGAATGGCGTAGGACCAGGGGCGGCACTTGCATAGGGATTTACTCATTCCTCGTCCTCTTGATACAGTTCTTGACGAATTGACTCGAGATCCGACTGGTCCCTGTTCCTGAATGGGATAGGCTCTGCAAGCCACTCGGTCTGCTTCTGCTCCGTGTCTGCATCGAGGTCAGCATGTTCCAGCGCCGACTGAAACTGGATCACCAGCGCCCCAACACCGTCGCCGGTGTCGAAATGCTCCTGCGCCTCTGCGGGATCTTCTGCGGCCTCGTAGGCGGCGAGACACTCCATCTCCATCTGCTGGAGCGCCCCGAGAATGAACCTCTGCTGGCCCCGGCAGAACTCGAATTGCCGGATGCCTTGGCCCATCCGCTTCATGGCCTCGGCATGTTCATCCTTCGCATCGGCCTGAAACTCCTCGATCATCCCGAGTGCCTTGTGCAGGATGGCCCTCAGATTCCGCTCGATGCCCGACGTGGGCATTGCGTGGACCGCCCACAGTGCAATGTCACGCACCACTTCATCGCACTCTGGCCAATCATCCACCTCGCTGATCGTGTGCTCAGCAACGGTGTAGTCTCCGTAGGACACGTCCCGCTCCGAACCCTGACCGATAGCGTTGCATCGATCACAGATGTAGAGATCCTGAATCGTGTCCGTCCACTCATGTTCACTGCATGTTGGCATGTGTGCCCCCTTTCACCATAGAAGATACACACCGCTCAGATTGATCGCAAGTAATTCTTTTCAAAACCATTCTGAACCACAATCGAAAACCAATCGAAACCAATCCAAAACATTCTGAACCACCAATCGAAACCAATCGAAACCAACCCACGATTTAGTCAGAGGAAAACCCATCCGGGATAAAAAGATCTTTTTATCCTTTTATGGTTCGGGAACGTTGACGTTAACGTCAACCTTGCTATCTATAATGTACCTTGCGCGCGCTCGTTTCTTGCGCTTATATTGAGCACGTCCCCAGCAATAGTGCTGGGGCAACACACGGGAGCGCAAGCCGTGGAAAGTTACGAGGTAGTACTCGGCAACGGGGACGTCGTCGCCATTGCCGAAACAGACGCGCAATCCGCTATAGACTGCGCGATATTTTTGTTCGGATCTACCGTCGTGTCTGTTACACGTCTAACCGATACGGAGCCAGTTAATGCTGACGCCTAACGATATCCGAAAGGGGGACACGATAGCGACGCGGGACGGGGAAGTGCTTACCGTCGTCGATAACGGCCGCGGTATCCGTCGTCGTGTTACTATCGACGGGGACACGGGATCTACCTACGTGTTCGACTGGTATCGACGCTTTAACCCGGACGGGACCACGGACGGGATAGAGATACCGTCCGCGTATCTGAAAAAAGCGGAAACTATAGCCGGGGACGGCGTCCGTGTTTCTGTCCCAAAAAAGAAACAGCCCCTTGCTACGTTCCGGTCGTGGGGGGGACAGCGTCCCACGGATAGTGACGACGCAATTACAGACGGGAATACGATGTTTTCCGTATCGGCGTTGACGCCGTCCACGTTGAAACGTCTAAGCCGTGTCAGCCGGGACTACAAGCGCCTCGAGAAAGGCCACGGCGTCCGTCCCGTCCCCACAGATACAGTTAACACGATATGGACGGACGCCGTCGTCAACGCGCGCCGTCCTGCTACTATTGCGGAAACGTCGGATATATCGACGACGGACGCGATAGGACAGACGGTAGACGACGTCCCCGTGTCCCGGTTGTTGTTGGATAACGGGGAAAGCGTCCACGTAGACGCGCGCAAGCTTGCGCTTGCTCAAAAGCTTACCAAGTCCACAGAGATACGCGCGCGCGACAGTAGACACCCTATCGTCGGATATATCGACAACGTCCCCGTGTATATCATCATGCCAGTTGCGCGCGTACGATGAAAAAAAACACGCGCGTGATATGGAAAGATAGCTTGCGACAGTTGACAGTTACAGGCTTTTTGACGCCGTCCGTCAATCGTAAAACGGGGGACATGCTACAGGCTATGATATCCCCGGTGGACGTTTCTCCGATTGACGGGATAGCTACGGGGACGTCGCGCAACGGTTGTGACACGTGTCCTGTTAAGTCGGCTTGCTATGTAAACCCGCGAATGCCACAAGCCGTATGGAAAGCCAGCCGGGGACAGGCGCCGGTCAATTTTCTGGACGCCGTCCAGGACGCCACCAGGACGGCCGCAGCTGAGGCACCTATCCGGTTAGGTAGTTGGGGAGATATCGCAACCGTCCCCGTAGACGTGACAGAGACACTGTTGACGACGACGACGGGGACGCGTCGCGCGTGGACAGGATACACTCATATGTGGGCTTCCCCGTCCGTCGAGCGGGACTATCGGCGTCTGTTAATGGCGAGCGTCGAGTCTTCCGACGGACGCCAGCAAGCTAAAGAGAAAGGATTTCGGACGTTTAGAATATTGCACGACGGGGCAAAGCTTGAAACGGGAGAAACGCTGTGTCCGTACTACAGCCACGGGGCACAGTGCCGAACCTGTCGCCTATGCGACGGCGCGCGTCCAAACGATAAGCGGTCGGATATAGCCGTACACGTCCACGGATCGCGAAAGGCTAACCTATCATAGATCTACTCGTGCTGGCTGTTGCGCTTGCGTACGCTGTAACACGATACAAGCGAAAGGGATAAAAAAAGCGCGCCGTGTCAACCTGACACGGCGCGCTTTTTCTTTGTGGTGCCCGGAAGCCTACCGTGTGACGGCGTAAGCCACATGGCCGAGTATGTAGGCAACCACGACGCCGGGGACGCTCAACAGCAAGCCAGCAAGCGCCGAACGAATTGCGTTTCTCACTTGGTCCTTCGCTTTCTTTTTAGGATTCGCACTGCAGCGTCCGTCCAGGTTTCCCCGTCCCGTTGAGCGTCAGCGACGGTGTCATATACTGACACGGGGACGCGCAAACTAACGGCGCGCGTCTTCTCCCCGTGTTTCTGTGGTCGTCCCCGTGTCACGCTTTCTCCCCCCGTACGGCGTGGTCGATAACGTCGTCGATGTCGTTAGACTCGATGATAAGTTTAGGATTGACTGTTCCGTCGTCTTTGTACAGATAGAAACGAAAGCCGAACCCACCAAAGTCTCGAGCTTGCGGATCCGCGGCGTCCACAGATACCTTGTAGCGTCCCCATTGCCACGACGGGCAAGAGTCGTTCCCGTATGACACGTCCGTCCAGCCGTTATCCTGCAAGGCGTCTACCACGGCCTTCTCTGGCCAGAAGTCCTCGTTGAATTGTTCCTTGTAGAGAGTCATGACGCTTTCCTTTCGGTGTAATAGTGTCGGTAGTTTCCGTCCCGCTCGATCGACAGCGTCCGGGATCCCGTCGTGCTTACAGTGTAGTAAGCGTCTTCGCTGGTTCGGTACGTCCTCAGTTTCTCGGCCATGTCGGTACGAGATATTGAGCTATGCTTGCGTGTCCTCATTACGTCCCCCTACTGGTAAGTGTGTAACACGGGGCGCTTGCGCTTTGGTGACGATACGTCGTCATGTTGTGCCCCCGTTGACACGTTAACCGATTGTTAACGTATTACAGAATATAGGGGCGCCTCTGCATTAACGCAACACGTAAACAGGGGGAGCGTAATAATAAAGTTATCCCCGGCTTCCGGGTTCGCTTGCGCGTAGCGTCCCGTCTGTAGCCGTTAAGGGGTATAGAGAGAAGACACCGGGGATTGTCGATACCGAACCCCGTCCTCTATTGTGTGCCCCTATACGGACGTCTATCACCCCGCCTTCAAGCCTATCCCTCACTTGAGGCACAAGGGGGGGCGGTTGACCTTAACGTTAACGTCAACGTCAACTTTAAACTTAACGTTAACGTCAACGTTAATTGAAGGTGAAGCCGAACCAGGGGGACTACGGGGGCTATTGCACGTCAGTGTCTATATCATTACCACTTCCGCATGGTTGTGTAATCTGATGTGGGGTGTTATTGTTTGGGATGGAGGAAATGATGAATCAATGTTGATTAGACAGAATGTGATGTTGGAGGAGGGCCATGTGGCTTGGTTGCGTGGTCAGGGTCCATCGATGAGTGAGGTTGTGCGGGAGTTGATTAACGTGGCGATGGACAAGCCTTCGTTCGACGATGATGTGCGTGAGCAGTTGGCTCAGTTGCGTCGGGAGGTGGATCATTTGAAGGAGCGTTCAAGTGGCTTGACTGGTTTACTCGACAAGGGTGTGATGTTTGTTGGATGAGAGTTTTGTATGTTTGCAGTGAAGGAGTGTCCGGCGGCGGTGGGTCAGTGTCATGCACTGACGGTGGACAGTTGTTTGCGTGAGTTTCTGCGGATGAAGGCATTGTCGCGCAAGACGGGGCATATGCTTTTGATGAAGCCTGGCAAATTTTCTGGAACGCGGATTACTTGCGGAATGGATTCCACATGGCTCAATGTTCACCATTCACGGGTTGAGGCTTGGATGGATCGCTATGGAACGTAGTCAGGTGCTGGCTTTGGATGATGCCGCGCCTTATGATGATGTTGTGCGCGCGATGATTTTTGATTCGGGCATGGAGTCTACGCTGGTGGATATTTCTTGTGGCACTTTGGATGACATCCACAGCCTCCGTACTTCTCTTAATTTGCTTCAGGATCGTCAGGCGCTCCATGAGAAGATGATGTCGCAGCGGCTTTCCAATCTTGAATCTGATATGCAAAACATCATTGCGACTCTGCAGCATATAGCGAGGAATCTTGGCTAAGTCTCTGTCAGAGCAGCAAAAGCAGGCGATTCACTATTTGGTGATGGATCGCTGGACCAAGGGAGATCTCAACGCTGCGGTTGCCGCCAACGTGGGTGTTTTGCCGGTAACCATTACGAAATGGCGTAAGTCTTCTCTGTTCAGAGAGGAATACGACCGTCAGGTCAAATTATATCGGGCAAACTTCGATGACGTACAGCTGGCAGACCGCAAGGAGCGGGTCAAGAAGCTGGAGGCTATCTACGAGAATCTGACGGATTCCCAGACTGCCATGAAGATCAAAATCCTTTCTGCCATCCGTGCCGAGGTTGGAGATGATAAAATCGAGGTAGAAGTTACACACCAGGGTGCAGTGGGCGTGAATCTACCGCCTCGAGCTTCAACTTACGAGGAATGGAACAAGCAGAATGCCATCATGGATAAAGATCGCATCGTAGATGCAGAAGTTGTCGAGGAACCGCCTGTCGAACCCCCTGAAAAGGTGATTTCGGAACTTCCTGCCGGTTTTTCGACCACAAAAAATGCTATTTCTCGAGTAAATGACCAATTTCCAGTGGGAACCCCATGAATCAAGACGGTCCAAACATCCCGATTCTCGGCATTCCCAAGATGCGCCAGTATGAACTCCAAATCCCCAAAAACTGCACGGCGGAACAACTTGGTATCTTTTTGCAGGGGTTTGTAAAATCTCTTGGTATGGGGTTCGCCTTTACCGATGACGATTTTTCCCAAATAAATCCAAAGATACGAGCCTGGTTTGTACCAGAAGAGGAACAGGATGGCACAGAAGAACCAAGCAGCCTTGTTGACTAACCTGGCGCGGATTGCGCCTTACGTCGCCATCGCTGCAACTTCGGGCCGCAAAGGACAGAACCAGTTACCGCCGGTAGATGATACCTTCACCAAGTCCTCTACGGGCCGCGCCCATCGGTTGCCCTCCACAGACTATCCGCAACGAACTCGTATGGATGTGGCCCTCGGCGGTGATCTGCCGCCAGAGCCGACCTTTGCTGAAATGCCTCTCACTCCAGCCGATATTTTGGGGCTGATGCGGATGAGCGCCAAGGGGGTGAGAACCCTCGCCAAGGAGCTTGAAACCGGAAGGGGTGGGTTGGCACAAATGGTTAAGCAATCACCAGACCTCCAAAAAGCCTCTCAGCAAGCGGCCAGAGTGCAATTTGGCGAAACGATCCCTTCGTTTAGAGCAATCTCTCCAACAGGGGCTTTGCGACCCGATAAAGTGGCAAGCACAACAACGGACCCAAAAGTTGCCTTACAGATTGCCCGAGATTTTCCGGTGCTGATGGCGAAGGATGACTTCATTGCGCCCAAGCCAATTCTGCGACGATACGACGTTTCTCCTGACCGAGTGCAAGCCCATGTTCCTGCGCTAATTGACGCCGCACGGGCACAGCAACCTCACACGGTTAGAACAGGAAAGATTGATACTCGTCTTGGTGATCGGATGTCCATTGATGAGGTCTTTGAGCAAGCAAGGGCTGAAGACGAGCTGCTCTCAGATTTGCTCGGCCTCAACCCCCAAGAAGTTGCCTTTCAAACAGGAGCAGGCCAACCTCGGAGGGCGAGCAGGGCGCTCGATGTCGCAACAGGAAAATTTACAACCGGTGCGGACGAAGTTCAAAAAGCCAAAAAGTCATCGTCATTTTTTGAAGATGAGGGCCTTGCCGCGCAAGAATTTGATGCTTTCGCGCAAGAAATACTCAAGCTTTTGGCTCCTTAAACCTGGATAAATAGCCGCCGATGTGAGGTCCAGGCTTGAACCCCCATCGGCAACAAAAGAACAGATTAAGATGGCAGAGAAAAAAGCAGCCTACCGACGCATAGAAGAAATTTTGAGTAATCTTGCCTGACGAAGTCTGGAAACCCCAACTCGGACCCCAGGAAAAGGCGATCCGGGCGGCGTTCATCGAAGAGTTGTTTTTCGGTGGAGCCAGAGGAGGAGGCAAGACCTCTTTCCTTATGGGAGACTTTGCAGCCGATGTGCAAGAAAACGGCTCCGCATGGAGAGGGATCGTCTTCCGGCGAACCTATCCCGAACTCGATGAAGTCGTCGAAGAAGGCAAGCGGGTACTCTACAAAGCCTTCCCCGGAACTGAATACAAAGTAGGCGTCCACGAATTTCGCATACCACATGCAACCGGTGATGTGGTGCTTCGCCTGCGACACATGGAGAACGTCGGGGATGCAGACCATTACATGGGGCACCAGTATACCTGGATCTCGTTCGACGAGTTGCCCAACTGGCCCTCCCTCGAAGCCTACAAGAAACTTAAAGCCTGCCTCCGCTCCACCGCGGGTGTGCCGAACATGCGGATTCGGTCTACAGGAAACCCCGGTGGAGTGGGGCACCAGGCTGTCAAGGAATACTTCATCGATCCTGCCCCCGAGGGCGAAGTCGTCATCCAGGACGATCAGTCCATTAACCCTCGGATGTTTATCAAATCCCTTGTCACAGACAACCGAATCCTGCTCGCTGCCGACCCCGGATACATCGACCGACTCAAAGGCGTCGGAGATGAGCATCTGGTTAAAGCGTGGCTCGAAGGAGATTGGGATTCCTTTGTCGGACAGTATTTCACGTCATGGAGCAACGAGTGCGTCATCCCCTCGTTTCCCGTCCCCGACTCATGGCCCCTGTTCGGGGGGCTTGACTACGGCGAAGCTTCGCCTACCTCTTTTGGACTCTACACTATAGACTTTGACGGCAACATCTATCGTATCGGTGAGTACTATCAAGCAGGCGCTGCTGCATCGACCCATGCGTACGAGATCGACAAGATGATCCAGTCGAATCCTTTTACGGGTGGGCGACCGCCTGCTCAGATTTATGCAGATCCATCGATGTGGGCCAAGCGGAGGCTCACGGAAGCGGTGACGCACTCGCCCTACGATATTTTCTCCGAGCAGGGATTGCATCTCACCAAGGGGAACAACGACCGCATCACAGGATGGAGAGTCATCAACGATGCGCTGACCAAGAAGAAGTTTTATGTGTTTGGAGGATGGAACGACAACCTTACTCGAACACTACCCGCTCTACCAAGATCGACATCGAACCCAGAAGATGTGGACACGCATTCGGACGACCATGCAGCCGATGAACTCCGATACGCGATGATGCACATCTATCGACCATCACTGCCCAAACATGACGCCGTGCGGAACCCGTTCTACGGAGGCAACGTGTTGGATAGTCTGCCAGCAAGGAAAACCGCATGACGCCCAAGCAACTGCAGTTTTGGACCAAGACCTTTGAAACGACCGAGAAGTATATGGTCAAGCACCACGCAATGTGGCGTAGACTCATCAAACTGTATGAACTGGACTTTGATGATCTCGGCATCGATGATGGCGACCAGAAAAAAATCTCACGGTTCTATCCGCTTACGCGCCAGATCATCGCCTCAGTGGTGTTTCAGAACCCCCGCGTTTTCATGCGCGTCGAAGACAACAATAGTCAATTCCAGACAGAGATTCTTGAGCGCGTTGTGAACGATGGCTTGGGATTGATTCACGCCAAGCGCCACGTCCAGCAGATGACCTTCGACTCCCTCTATTGCTACAAGGGCATCCTCAAGTGCGGCGTTAATCCTATCGGGGACAATGATATTGTCGCCCCCTACGTAGCGAATGACGTGATGCAGAACGGCATGTTCTATGTCGCCCGAGTGAGTCCATTCAACTTCTACACTGATGTAATGACTCCGCCCCACGACCCCGGCCAAGCGCGCTTTGATTACGAGAAAATGCTGGTGCCGAACGAGTTCGTGCAGAAGGACAAGCGGTTTAAGCACAAGAACGAGATCAAGCCGCTGACGACGGAAGATCTCGACGAGATGCTTTCTGACTGGGAAGACTCCAATGGAGATGAGGGCGACGAGCAGCAGCAGATGATCGAGAGAGCCAAGCAGGAAGGTGGCTACGTCCAGTTGCGCGAGGTCCACGACCGCCTGCACAAAAAGAGGATCACCTTCGCCCAGGGCGTTGAGCAACCCATCGAAGAGATCCCGCATCCCTTCCTTGCTGGTGAGTCACAAATCGCCATCGACCCCATTGATGGAGAGGAAAGAGTGACCGGTCAGTTCCAACCCACCGGCGGGTATCTGGTATCGGGCGGGACGCCCTATATCAAACTGACGCTCGACATGACTCACGAAGGCCCTTACGGTGTGCCGATGATGGCCTACGCCGAGGACACACAGAAAGGGATCGTGGAGTCACTCTCCCGTCGATCCGCAGGAACAAAGAGAAACGCCCGTGTCATTCTCGGCCAGAAGGCAGAGCAGACAGAGAACCCCACTGTGGGCGACGACATCGAGCAGGGCAAGGACGGCAAGATCGTTTGGGTGAATGACGTGAACAACGCATTCGCAGAAATGTCTCAAGCCACTCCGCCTGCAGATCAGTTGGGCCTCGAGTCCGACCTTCGCGCCTACGAGGAACAAATCCTCGCCGTCAGCCAGATGGCTATGGGAGGAGGAAGCAGGGTTACGGCCACGCAAGCGGCTCTCACTGCATCCTTTGGACAGCTAAACCGAGACTGGATGCAGAACCAGGTTGCACAGGTCTTCGAGGACATCTCCTACAACATGGTTCGTATCATGGGGGACAAGCGGTACGAGCCAAAGTCCTTCCTCGTCAATACAGCACAAGGTGAAGATGACCCTGTGTTCCAAGTGGTTCGGTCTGATATGCTCCAGGCAAGATTCCGGGTCCACGTAGAGGCAGGCTCAATGAAGCCGATGTTCGAGGAGCTTGAAAGGGAGGACGCTCTTGCGCTGTTCGGGCACATGATACAGCTGCCTGAGATCCCTCGCATCGAGTCGATCAAACATCTACTCAGAGCTTTCCGTGTTCCCAACCAGGACAAGCTGATCGGCGGTGCCGCAAACCTCGACGCCAAGCGCACTGCGGAATACGAGAACATGCTCTTTCTGTCGGGACAGAATGTTCAGGTTCACCCACAGGAGAACCACAGGGCGCATATGGAGGTTCATCGGCAGGTGCCACAGACACCGCAGTGGCAGCAGTTGGTTCAGCAGAATCCTCTACTGGCACAGCAAATTGCTCCCGCCCTCGATCAGCACATGCAGCAGCACCAACAGGCCCTGCAGCAGATGGCAGGCGGCGGGGCGGCTCCTGCTCGAGTAGGCAACCTGTCAGACGCGGGTGGCCTGGATACGGTTCGGAAGCAGTTGGGCAAGGTAGACTCTGCTGTCAGAAGTTCGGCCCAGGAGACATCGCAAGCAGTTGCCGCTATTGACAGGAATCAGAATTGAAATGCTCGCATCTGGACAACGCCCGTAACCTGAAAGGAACTTTTCTGGATGGCATACAAAATCAACATGAGAGGCGGGTCACATCCCCGCCTTGAGGATTATCACTGCGAATCTTGCGGAAAAGACGAAATCGATGTATTCTTCGAGAAGAAGGAGTCTGTAACTCCGACGAGAGCTTGTCCGCATTGCGGTGAAACTTCTGATCATGTGTTGATCGGGCGACGGCAGAACCACATTCATTCTGACCATAGCAGTATGTATGGGAAGTATGAGCCGGGACTTGGAGTGGTCGTAAAGGATTACGCCCACAAACAGCGCGTGATGAAGGAGTTAGGGGTCATGGAAGGTGCTGACCCTGTCGGCGGGAGCCGGTGTCATATTAAAGATGACCCCGGTCCCCGGAAACCCCATGCGGATAGTGGCTGGTCAGATTGACCAACCACCTCGAATAGGAGTATCAGATGACTGAACTTGTCCAGACGGACTCGAGCCAAGAGGTTGCGGCAGAAGAGACTACGAACGACGGACTGATCGACTTGGGTGCCGATTTAGACGCCCCAGCAGTCGAAGCAGCGCCCGTCGATGATGAGTCTTTGCCTGCCGGTGCCACGGAAGCGAGAACGACCGATAAGGACGCCCCGGAGCGACCCGCCGAGATCCCCAATAATATCGGGGACGTGGACGTGGACTCCCTTCCTGCACAATTACAGCCACTGGCCAAGCAACTCAAGGGTAGGTTTACCCAAGGGATGCAGGCTTTGGCAGGTCACCGCCGTGAGTTAGAGGCGCAGCAGCAAGAGCGCCTTGAGGAGCGTGTGAATCGGTTGGAGACTCCTCCACAAGAGGAGCCTGACCCCTTAAGTTCTTTGAGATCGACACTGGACCAAGACGAACAGCGTTCGTTGGACGTGATCAGTGAAGTCTCGAAAATGACGGTTGGAAAGGAACTGGAGGCACAGACGGAGAAGGTCGCGCAACTCACTGAGTTTGTTCGGCGTATTGCTCTCCACCTGGCCAACGGAGCAACCCAGACCGCCAATACAGCAGCCAGTCAAGCTCGGGAGAAGTATCCCGATATTGACAATTTTGCTGACCAGGTGAATGCGTTAACTGGTGTGCAGAACAGGGTTACGGGACTCAACTATACGCCGACTGAGGCGTACGAGTTGATCCACGGGATCTCCGCACAGCAAAGCGCACAGCTGAAAGAGCAAGAGGACAATGTTCGCCGCACCGCCACAGGGTCGTTGACCCCGCCGTCGCCAGTGTCTGCTGATTCGGAGCAGGGAGCTTTATCTGAGGAACAACTTGCTTCCGAGTTGAGAAAACTTGGATTAACTCCATGAAGTAGACAACAAAGGCACAATAAGCCATGGTTGCTGCAACTACCAGTGAAACCTGGGATGCGGCGTGGACACTGACGATGAGGGCGCATCGCAAGCGTCTCACCGACAATATCAGTGACTCCTACCCGACTCTTGGGAGATTCCGCAAAGCCGGAGTCATGGAAGTCGAGACAGGCGGTAAGGAGATCCAGGAAGACTTGATGTATGGTCTTGGTTCTTCTGAGTGGTTCGATGGATTCGACGTGCTTTCGACCAACGCGGTCGATGGGATCACGGCGGCTTTCTATCAGTTCCGCTACAACGCCACTTCTGTTGTCATATCCGACACAGAGGACGCCGAATCCCGCAAGGTTGGTTCGACGAAGCTAATTACCGCCAAGAGCAAGCAGGCGATGACCAAGTCCTTCGACACGGTCAACTCTGCAATCTTCGCCTCGCAGTCTGGCAAGTCCATGTTGGGCCTGCAGGACATCTGTGCTGAGTCCACGGGAACCACGCTTGGCGGCATCTCGCAGTCCACCAATACATGGTGGGACAACAAGCGGGGCGACTTTAACAATGGCACCGGTGAGCTTTCCGCGTCCAGCACATCGTTTCTGACCAAGCAAACCGACCAGTTTGAAGGTATCACTGCCATGGGCATCATGTGGAATGCTTGCTCCGAGGGCAATGATAAGCCGGACTTGATTGTCACATCTTTCACCCACTACGGGAACTTCGAGGCTGTTTTTGAAGGTTCCGGCATGACGCGATTTGTGGCAAAGGGTGATCGGTCTGGTCCCAATTTCGGAATCGGCGCTGAAGGCGACGTAACGTACCGAGGCGCTCCGGTCATTGCTGACCGCGACTGCACTGCGGACAACATGTACTTCCTGAACACGAAGTATCTCAAGCTCAAGGTGCAGGCTGGCAAGAACTTCGCCAAGACCCCGTTCCGTGAGCCGTCCAACCAGTTGGCCCGTGTTGCGTTCGTCGTATTCGGCGCACAGTTGGTCACCAACAACAGACGCCGTCAGGGCGTGCTGTACGATCTGGCCTAATAACCTTGCCCCCAAGCCAATGGGGGTTCATACCCTGCTCACAGGGGAGAGGATGTAAGAAATGAGTTACTTAAATCGCAACCATATTACCAATCGCATTGGCGGTGACGGAGACGGGGCAAGAACCGGCCAAGGGATTTACGAGGAGTCTTCTACTCCCAAGGCTGCCATTGGCGATAAGTTGGAGTTTGCAGATGGCAGGGTCTTCCGTTACGGGTATACCGCTGCGGCTATCAACGCTGCTGAATTAGTTTCCCAGGATGTTTCGGCTACCTGTCTGGTCGAAACAGATAATATCGTAATCGCTGCCGCTAACGGATTCTCTCCTGCGGCTGGTTCGACGAAGCTCCAGATTACCCTCGCAAGCAAAACGAAGGACCAGTATGCCGGGGCATATCTGCAAATCGCCAATGATGGAGGAGATGGCACTGGCGAGGGGATTCAGTATCGAATCAAAAGCAACAGTGCGACGGGGTTTACGACCGCTGGTAAGGTAGACATTGAGCTGTATGATCCGATCAAAGTCGCCTTGACGACTGCGTCTGATATCGCAATCACTGGTGGGCTGTGGTATAACGTGCGAGGTGCCCTGGGCGGTGCATCGGATGCAACAGTGGATTATATCATTTCTGGGGTTAGTCCCATTGCATTTACCGCCAATTACTACGGGTGGTTTCAGACGGCTGGGATTGCTTTGATTTCATGCGATGGCGCTCTTGCCGTTGGAGTGAATTGCACGCTGTCCGACACTGACGTTGGGCATGTTCAGTTGAAGGATGCTGAAACTGAGCCTTTGGTGGGTTACACTACGTTTGCATCGGATGACAATGCTCATGTGGGCGTTGTCCTGCAAGGCTTAGTGCCGTAGCAAACAACGAAGGCGGACACATTTTTTGTGTCCGCCTTCATCAACCAACACAACGGAGATATTATGGCCGAGCAAGCAAAGACTGATACAAAGACCCAGCTTAACAGCCTTCTGGAACTTGTTAAGCAGGCCCCTGCAGATTACAAGTCGGCGATGCGTGACGCGCTCGGCACAGGAAGTGTGATCCAGAAGAATAAGCCGCCCCAGAACAATGCCGATGCCAAGCGAATTGCCTTTACGGTAGGAGAGATCCTGCATCCCGAAGGGTTTGAGCCAAAGCCTTCTGAGGGCCTTGTAGCGGCTCTTGGCAAGGAAGAGGCCCAGCGGGTCACCACAGAGCGTTACCTGCGGAACCAGGGCATCACAGGCGCTTCCAGCACGATCACGGGGCGTGACGCTGATCAAATGCATATCGCATCTGGAGAGATGACGATGTCTCCTGAAGAAGCAGCGGATCTGGCCGTAGAATAATGCCTGCCAGACCTCGGTCTGAGCGGAAGCAGGCGTCCCCACGGCTCGGACAGCCGGTGCGGAGGAGATCCGCAGCCAACCCTGTTGTGTCCGGGCAGCAGAACCAGGCCACCTCCTTCGGGGAGGTTGGTCTATTCGGAGTTATTACAGCGCAGACAGTCACCCTGTCGTCCTTCTTAAAGCTGGCGAACCTCACGACCACGCAGAGGGATGCGCTCACTGCCTCCAACGGCATGATCATTTACAACAGTAGCACCAACAAATTTCAAGGCTACGAAAACGGAGCCTGGGCGAATCTGATATGACACTGGCTACTGCAATTTCGATGGTGCTGTCTCGGGCGGGTTTGGATACGACCAACGCGACATACAAGGACCAAGCGCGGATCTACCTGAATACTGCGGCCACGGGGATCGTCAACTTACTCGGCGGTAAGTGGTGGTTTTTGCACAAAAGTGCAACTTTCAATATCACGGAAACGATAACGGTGTCAGGCATCTCTGGCACCTTCGCCGCGGGGAACACGGTCACTGGCAACAGCACAGGAGCCACGGGGGTGATCGATACCGCCTACGACGCAACCAACTACCCCACGGCAATCCTGCTCAACACGCGGACGGGGACGTTTACCACCGCCGACACTGCCCTGACCAACGGCAGTGGTGCCACCGCGGCTTTTGTGTCCATCGCCGGTACGCAAACCTACGCTCTTGGTTCGGATGTGATTACCCCACATTCGTTTGTAGACGTGACGAACGACAGACCTCTGGGTGCTACCGGCATGGACTTCATTGACGCGGCTGACGTGGATAGGGACTACAACGCTGACGGTCGCCTGTGGACCCACGAGGGACTCGACTCAATTACTGGCAAGATTTTGATCCGCTTCCATCCGATCAGCGAGACGGCTGGCGACGACATTCGCTACCGCTACCTCGGGCGCATCACAGATTGGACTTCTTCAGACGACTCTACCGACATGGCTCGGTGGTTTCCCGAGGAGCTACAGCCTGCGCTGTGGATGGGTGCTGCTGAGTTGTACCTGCAGGAAAAAGGCGACGAGGAAGCCGCTGCCTCCAACCGGTATGAGCATGATCGGATCGTAAAAGCAGCCAAGGAAACCAACAGAACCATTTGGGGTAACAGAATATGGCGCAGGCAGTCCCTGCCCTCGTCCGGCGGGTTTAACTACATTCCTGCAGCTGGAAGCCTAACGGCGGCATAAATGGCTATTGACGGCGAAGACATTCAATTAGGCCCCTGGACCGGCGGAGTGTGGTATTCCCGCCCTGAAGAGGATGTGGCTGAAGACGAGATTTCCGCCATGGAAAATGTTCGTATTCAGCCTGCAGGAGCCTGCGAGAAGCGTCCGGGGACTGTGTCCTATAAGTCCGCTGCCGCCTACACCTCCAATCCTACCTGTACAATGATCGCAGAGTTTACTGTGCCGCCCTCTACGACCCACGTCGTGGCGGTATTTGGCACAGCGATCTACCAATACTCGGCAGCATCCTCCCCCGTATGGCAGGCTATTACAGGAAGCCTGACGATTACTGCGGCAGACGATAATACGTTTGAATGGGCAGTGGACGAGGCGACCGGAACTTTGCTGGCAACCAACGGCGTAAACCCCCCTTGGAAGTGGACGGGGTCAAGCACCGCCGCCGCGGCTGACGTGGACTCGAGGTTTACCACTGCGGAGCATGTCGCCTTTTGGGACAACCGCGTTTGGTGGGGCAATGTTGATACGTCATATGATCGGCTATGGTATTCCGACATCGCAGACATTGACACTGTCGGAGCAACGTCGTTCTACCAGTTCGGCCACCCCATCACGGCATTGGTCCCGACCCGCAATGCGCTGACCGTGCATACAACGGGTGGCATCTATACGCTGGTGCCGACAGGCAATGCCGACATCCCCTATCAGCAGCAGCAGAAGACCGGAAGAGAGAACTCCGGTGGTGTAAGAGCAGGGCGCGCGGCTTTGAATGGCCGTGCAATAGTTGTGCTTCCGGGCGACAGGCAGCTTTTCCTGCGCGCAGACGGGATTTACCTGTGGGACGGGGAAGACGAGGTCGAGAAAAAGTCTTTTCAGCTTGACCTGGGCTACTGGCCCGAGTTGGTCACCAGCCGCCTGACGCAAGCGTTTGCCGTCTATTATCCCAAGGAAGCCGAGGCGTGGTTTTGGGTTCCTTATGGGACTGGCCAGACGGCAATGAATCACATCATCGTCTATTCGGATCGGCACGATTGTTGGTTTGGCCCGATGACCGGATCGGGTTCCTACTTCTACCGCAACTGTGCGGCCTCTATCGACGGAAAACCCCATGCGGGGACTCTTAATTCGTCGGGGTCGATTGGCGGTAAAGTCATGGACCATGAGCCTAACGACACCTACAAGGACGACGACGCATCTGCCAGCGGAATCGCTATCCGTGCCTACTTCCGCACAGGTGCCCCGGCTCCTGAAGGTTCTGGAGTGCGGCTCCGCTGGCTCTATACTCGGACCTACTACGACGCCACAGGGAACTACAATATCACGGTCAACCAGGAGTCTTCTGGCGTCACCGGAACAACAAAGACTTTGAATGTGTCTGGCGGTGGATTCGATTTGGACGAGGACAATCTTGACGAGGCCGAACTTGGCACCGTAAGAATGCTGGCCTACGACACAGATCTCAGTGAGTATGACCCGCACTCGAGCATCAAATTCACAAACAACACTATCAATGAGTTTTTCCGTATTCGTAGAACACATCCGACGTACAAGAACATTGGCCGCAAGCGCCGTATCGGCGCAGGAGTTTCATAATGGCAGAAGGTTCATTCAGCGTCTTCAAAAACCCAGACCTTGTCAACATTACTGGCAAGGGCTTCGACAAGAAACGTCTTCGCCGCGGTAACCAGGGGTTTGATCCCGGCATTCAGATCGGAGATCTGGACACGCAAGGCAACCGCAGCATCTTTGCGGACGGGACTCTTGTCGGCGCGACTTCGGGCCGAAATGTCATGGGGCACTCGCAGGGGTTCGGCAGCTTCATGCCCACGACAACGTCCTCCTCTGTCGGCGCAAATAATGCAGTAGCAGGCGGCGGGGCGGCTCCTCCCGGCGGAGGCGGTTCGGGCCAAGGGTCTGTCAACCCCATAGCCGACGTAGAGCCTCTTCCGCCCTTAGATCCCCTTTCGACCCACGTCTCCGACGCTGACCCGCCGCGTGGCTCGAATCAATTTGAACTTGACGAAGATCTGTTTCCCGAGAAGCCTATTGAGGTCACCACTGAATCTGATCCGTACGTCAACCCCCAAGAATTTCGGACAGACCGAGGGGGTGGGGCCTTCGATACTGCTGACCAAAGGCTTGCGGCATTAAACGACCTTCGGTCCCTGCCTCCGATGCTGCAGGCACTCCAACAGATCGGGCTGGACCCAAGCTCTCCGTTGGCGCAGATGCTCAACAGCATCCAAACCGGGGGCACGACAAGTGAACGGTTTCGTAATTGGGATACGCCGGATCGGTTCTCTGCATTCCTTGACAGGCTCGAGGGAACCGGGGGCATTCTTGACGATATCTCTGCGTTTGAAACGCCCTCATCGATAGACAAAATCAGAAATTCTCTCTTAGAATCTCAAGGCTTTTTAAGGGATATCGCAGGCGGCTCATTTGGCGGTGGCCCCGGAGATTTCTTTCCTCGTGGGGGGCAGTTGGCTGATGCCTTGGAGCAAACGGGGCTATTGCGCGACAAAGTTACGAGTTTGGCAGAAACCGATATACCCGACCTGCGGACGGAAATTGGACAGTTGCCTACCGCGTTTAACATTAACCCCATCAGTGAGGCGATTGGTGGTGCGCGGACGGATATCTTGGCCTTGGCCAACTTGCTGGGCGTGGACGACATTCTACCACTGATCGAACGCCAGAATCTACTGGATGCCTTGCCTGGAGCAGGTTTGGTTGCAAGTGACATCTTGCCGAGGGTTCGCAAAGCGGATCTGACCGATGCGCTGGGGAGCCAGCGACTTACTCCTGACCAGTTTTTGGGACAGGTTGGCCAGAAGGATCTGGCCAAGGCGCTCGGAAGCCAGCGACTCTCCCCCGATCAGTTTCTGGGGCCGGTTTTGCCCCAGCACTTAGCCAGTGCGCTGGGAGATCAACGGATTACTCCCGAGCAGATCCTGCCGCGACTAAGGCCAGAAGACTTAGCCAGCGCCTTGGGAAGTCAGCAGCTTACTCCTGACCAGTTCTTAGGGCGGGTCGGAGAAGAGGATCTGGTACAAGCCTTGGGTAGCACACGACTGAGGCCCGACCGGTTCTTAGGACAGGTCGGAGAGGAAGATCTGGCCCGAGCTTTGGGCAGTACGCGCCTCGGTGCGGACCGGTTTTTAGGACAGGTTGAAGAAGAGGATCTGTTACAAGCCTTGGGCAGTACGAGACTCACTCCCGATCAGTTTTTGCCGGACATCAACGTAAGAGATTTGGGTTTACCAGATGTTGGTGTAAGAGATTTGGGTTTACCGGATGTTGGCGTGAGTGATTTGGGCCTGCCAGATGTTGGCATTGGCGATCTGGGTCTGCCCAGCCTTGGTGTAAGCGATTTGGGCCTGCCTGACATCGGCATTGGCGATTTGGGCTTTCCAAGCATCACCGTAAACGATCTGCTCGACAGGGTATCGGGTGATGTAAATATCACTGGAGAGCCGTTTGACGATTCTGGAATACGTAGTATGATCGGCGACCTCCGCACAGGTCTTTCCGGGGACATTCGCAGTCAACTCGCAGACCTTGGCCTGCCTCAATTCTTTGGAGACGTAGGCGCAGGCGGCGTTGGCGGACAACTGGCTGATCTTCGCACGGCAGTGGAAGGTATAACGCCAGAATATGGTGGGGTCGGCGGCGGTGAAGGTGGCGAGGGCGGCGAAATGGACTTGAGTGAGATTCTAAAGCGCCTTGACGCCCTTCAGGGCCAAATAGGTGGTTTGACGCCTACCGTACCTGGTGCGGGTGGAATCTTCGGTGATGTGCAGGACGCGATTCGCGCAGACCTTGCAGGACCGCAGACAGCTGCAGAACTCAGAGAAGACCCGCTTACAAAATCTATCCTGGAAGATCTGCAAGCGAAGTTCGCGCGCCGAGCGGAGGCTGACCGAGAGCAACTGAGTCGCTTTGGTGTCATTCGAGGCGGTGACACTATCGACTTGGCCAACCTCCGGGCAGACGACCAGGCTCGCGCAGAACTTTCCGCACTTGCAGATGCGGCAGAAAGAGCAAGGCTCTTGAGAACTGCAGGCATTACCGCAGGCACAGACCTCGGTCGAACCCTTTCCGACAGAGAAATCGCTCGAGCCGAACTGACAGGCGTACTTGGCGACCAACAGACGCTTGACTCACGCCAAGCTGACATGGACGTGATTGCTTCGATCATTGCGGCGCTCGATCCTGCCGTAGAATTTGATACGGGAGATGAGTTGCAGAAAGGGTTTGGAGCGGCAATGCTCGAACTGCTGAACCTGCCGCCCTGGATAGTGGAAAACCTCAGAACGAAACTTGATCTTCCGAGATAGGAGCCTCCCATGGGATTTCCAGCACTTGCCGTCCCCGCCGCGCTAAAAGGCGCAGAATTGTTTATGGCCCACCGCGCACAGAAAGCGGCCAATCGTAAACGCGACCGAGCCGCGGCGATGGACAGAGTTCTACAAGGCCTTAGCCAACAGGGAAGCCGGGGTACCGCAGGCGCAGCAGCAAGTCCGAGCTTTGCCCAACAGATGGTGAGCGACCCTCTTGTGCAGAACCAAATCACCGGCCTTGTTAACAAACTTTTTTCAGGAAATGACGCCGCGAACGCCGTCGCTAACGCAGGGAAAGTAGGCACTTTGGGTGCTATCGCAGGGGAGGCCGCACAGCAGGCAACGGCGTGGTCGTGGCCCGATGGACGACCGGTAACGGCACAGGAAGCGAACGATCCATCTATTTCAATGGCACAGCGCCAAACGTGGATCAGAACCACTCCGTTCGATGGTCGGAGACGATAGATGGCCAAAGGAATAGGTAGTCTCTTAGACGTGGCAGAAGGGACCAATGGTGCGAGTCCCGACCGCCAGACTTATCGTCATCTGTTGAAAAAACTCTACAGCGATTTGTCGGATGACGAGATCGAGGAAATAATGCGGTCCACGGATTTCTCGGCAATTCCTTTGCCGAGAGATGTGGACCTCATGGGCGTCACGCCCACAAGCCCCCCTCCGGGCGTGACGACAGCAGCCACCTTTGGTGGGGCCTCTGCAGACGCTTTGGCGGGACCATCTCCCCAGTTGGGTGAGGACACTGAGGTTCAATCTGACTCTGACTGGTTGGAAAACCGGCGTCAGGGTCGAGCCAAGCGACGTGGTCCGTTTGATCGTTACCTGGACCAACTGCTTGGTTCAAGCTCCAAAGGCTTGCTCGTGCAGCCGAGCGCGGACCCTGTTGTTGCAGAAGACCCGACTGAAACCTTAGACGACCGTGTCCAGGCCACGGCCCCTGCGCTGAAAGAGTTGCACCAAAAATATGGAACGCCCACGGACGCGGACCCTGTTGTTGCAGAAGACCCACAAGAAGACCCGCCGCCACCCTCTGCTTCCGGTGACTGGTGGCAACGCTACCTGACTCAAGCTCAGTCGATGATCTCTGGTCGAGGGGACGAACGGGGCATCGGGGTCACTGACGAAACTCCATCGACACAAGGTGACCCCACCGCAGAAGCAGATCTGACTGGCCAGCCAGTAGTATCGACCCCGGAGACATCGGCCACTGGGCAAATTACAGACACTGGCGAGACTGAAGCAGTTAAGGAACGAGCGAGACAACTCATCGGTCTGGGCATGGACCCAAAACAGGCTATGGACCTTGCGCGGCGCATGGCAGGTTTCGGATCTCCCCCAGGCCAGCAGGGAATCCCTCTTCCTAAACAGGACAAGCCGCAGACCGGCTTGCGACTGCTCGAAGCCGCCGCAAACATTGGCCAGTCTTTATTTGCCAACAGGGCCATAAGGAAGGCTCAAAAGCAGGACCGTGCTTCGCAGGCCCGTGCAAACCTTATCAACGCCTTGTCTTCGAGGGGTGGCGCAAGGGGAACCCAAACGACTCCGTCAGAGGGACGCCTCGGCGCTCTTCTTGGTGGCGTAAAGGGAATCTCTGAGGCCATTCGAGGAGGCAGGCAGGCAGAGACAAAGGCATCACAGGACCAGTTCGCTAATCGACTGAAACTTAGAGAATTGGGCGATTTGCAACTCCGTAGACATCTCGACATGGGCAAACTCGGCCTCCGCGAGCGGGAACTTATTCTTAAAGAAGAGCGCGAGCAGCGCATTGCGCGAGAAGGGCGCATTCATAAATCGGGTAGCCAGCTTGTTCGGGAGAATGACGACGGGTCTGTTAGCGTAATCTTCGACGGACGAGACGCCAAGACCCCGCACACAATGGAGACAGCCGACAAATCGATCTGGCAGTGGATGCCAGACTCTAAAAATAAAAACGCAGGCGAATGGGTAAAAATCTTTGACGGCAAAGACGTAGCCGCTGGTGAGGTTCATGGTGACTTTATCAAAAGAGTGGAAGAGATGGGGCGCAGTGCCCCCGACTTCGACGAAATCCTTATGGTGGACCGAGGTTTTGCGGCGGTCTACAACAGTAAATCCGAGGAAATCCAGGAAGCAATTCGCGGCGCTCACCAACGAGGAGCGCGTCTGCAAGCCGCAGACGTGGCCAAGAAGCTGGAAGCGCAGGCAAAGAAGTACAACATGGTCACTTCGGCCACCGAGCGCCTGCAGATCGCCGACGCCAATACCTTCCAAAGCGAGTTGGACCGGATCTACAAAGAAGTACCGATCCTCGACGAAGACGGGAACCAGGTAGGCACCAGGGTCACGGGTCTATGGCAGGAAGCTGGGATGCGAGGCGCTTGGTACGGCATAATGCACAACTGGGTGGGCATGGGATTCGATGCAGATGGAGAGAATCCGAAGTCTGGCTTTATCGCAAGGCGTATCTTCGAGTCTGGGGGAAATCTCAACGACGCCCTTGCGGGATTTGGCCTCAAAATCGCCCGAATCCTCAATGGAGGTCGTCCAAGCGACCGAGATCTCGTCGCAGCCGCAAGGCTGTTGCCGCTCCAGAGCGACAGCGACAGCCTTGCACAGAAGAAGATGCGCTTTCTGCAAGCCCTTTTCTCTGAACGCATTGTGGCAATAAAGGAAGAGCAGAGTCGAGTGCAGGAGGGTGGCGGCGAATACGTCCCCAGAACTCTGGTCGATATGGCCGAAAAGTTCATTCAGGACAACAGACTAACCGCCGATGGGCAGGAAATGGAAAGAGATTTGGGTACTACCGGAGGAACCGTCGAAGGCTCCGAAAGCGACTTTGAGTGAGAGATAACTAATGGCAAGAATAAGAGGCGGCACCTTCACCAATATCGAAGACCTTGGCCAGGCTGTGATCGATCAACTTCCCGGCCTGCAGGGAAGGGATCGTGAAGAGATTGGGGAGATGGCTCTGTCCAACCCCAAGTACGCCGCAATCTTTCGCCTGAAGCCTGAGAGCTATGGCGACATCGACGTATCCACTGCCGCCAAGAGGTTCATCCCCGATGTCGGGGAAACCGCAGGAGAGTCAGTAGAGGGCTTTGGCCAGATGGCGTGGAGTCCCTGGGATACCGGGAAAGAGATGGTGAAGATGGCCGGTGCTGGCCTTCAAAACCTGGAAAGGAAGATTCCTGGTACAGAAGGGCGACAGCGTAGCCCTGTGCCGAGTCTTCTCAACACCATTGCCCAGATGGATTTTTCGCCAGAGACAACGCAGGCCGCATCGGACTTTGCTGACGAGATGGTCCATTCGGTCAGCCCTGCAGGTATACAGAAACGTCCGGCGCTGGCCCTCTCCAACGCACTGATACCCGTCCCCGGTGGCGCAGGGGTAAACGTCGCACAGAAATTAGGCAAAGCGGGCAAGTTTTCTCGCGCCCTCAACATAGCTCGGAAGGCCAGGAACATTATCGACCCCGCGGAACTGCCCTTCACCGCGTTCCGCGCAGCTGGGCGCGGTGTGAAGAAAGGGGCAGATTTAGCTTTGGGCCTCACTGGCAGGGCCGCTGGCGAAACACTTAAGTCGGCAAAGAGCTTTGCACGGGCGCTGCAAAAATCTGACGGGACTGGCGTAGGCCATCAGCTTGTTACTTCCATAGTCGGACTATCCACAGGCAGTGGCCCTCGGTTTGTTCGTGAAATGTTTCGCACAGGAACAGACGAACCCGTTTTTACTCGCCCAGGCATGGAGCCGGGGTCGGGCGTACAAATCCAGCGCGAGTTTAGAGCGATGGATCAAGGTGACGCCGAAAAGATTATTGTCACCCGCGGCCTTGAGTCGGTAGATCGCATCAAGAAAGAGATGGGGGAGGAATACGCGAAAGCACTGTCGGAACTTCCCTTGAATGAGCCGATTGAGATTGATCTGGCTATGCGTCGTCAAGCTCGCGCCGCGCTCAACGATATGAACGTGGCGACAGAGGGCGCGGAACGCCTTCAAGTGGACGAGGTTCCGCTCGAGGCAATTCCTTCCCAGCGTGAGATACTTCCTTCAGGCGTTTTCCCCGGTGGCCAGAAGGAAACTCGGAAGATGGTGCCGACGGGAGAGACATCGCTGCGCTTTCCTGACTTTGGGGACGAGCCAGGCCGCACGACAACGATTTCTTCATTTGGGAGCGGGAGAGCCTTAGTGGATGAGGCTTTTACGCGCTTAATCGACGCCCCGTCAGCGGTGACGATGGAGGATTTACTCAATTTTCGCAGGGCGATTGACGACGCGCTTAAGGCCGCAGGAGCGGACGTGTCAGGCGAGGCAAGAGTGGCCCTCGGGGGCCTTCGGGAGATCGTGGCTAACAAACTGCACGAGGTTCCGGGCTACACAGAAACAATGGCGAAGTATGAGCAATCCTCCGCTGACCTGTTCACCTACGCAGGTGAATTGGGTTTATCCCCAGGCCACCTGAACGAAGCCGGGGAGATTCGTGACCTCGTTGTTTCCGATACAGCAAAAAAGATGATCAATACGCTGACAGGGAAAGTCGAAACGCCCCTGTCTGCCTTGCGCGATCTTGAGAAAAAGGGCGGGGACACCACGATCACCCCTGCCCTTGTGGGCGCAGGGTCGTCAGAACTGTTTGGCTCTGGACTGGTAGGCCGGTCAGAAATATCTCAGATTTTACGAGGAGTGGTCGCAATGGCCGTGGGGGGCGGATCAGCTGGCCTCGGCGCAATCCCTGCAGTAATAGCTTTCTCTCCAGCGGGAGCAAACGAACTGTTCTTGCGGCTCGTGGAATCGGACGCTCCGGGCAAAGGAGTGAGAGCCTATACGCGCGGGACCGAGAAAATCAGTAAAGCACAACAAGGCTGGATCGACATGGTAGATGCCTTGCAGAAGGCCAATCGGAGTACGGGCGGAGAATTAGCAAAGGCTATGGCCCGTGAAGGGATTACATTAGGACAGCTTTCTGAAAGACTACAGATCAGCACAGGGGTCGAGGGAGAAGGGGGCGACTTCGCTCCTCGTCCTCGGGTAGATTTGTCCACCATCGGCGGCATTGGCATTTCGCCGCCACAAAGGTAACCCAATGCCCAACATTAGCAGAACAAAGACGTGGAACGCCAACGAGACTCTCACGGCAGCTAACCTGAACGCAGAGTTCGACGGCATCCTGACGGGCGTCAATGACAACGCTCTAAACAACGACAACTTATCCCAGACCGATGACTACCTATTCGGATCGTTGGTGCTGGGGGCCGGGGTTGCCGCAGGCAGCGGGGACGGCAAGCTGCATGTTCATGTGTCCTCTGCTGGAAGTGTAGCAGCTCATGCCGATGCCAATGACCTGGTGTTGGAATCCTCCGCCAATACCGGCATGACCATCTTTGCAGGAACCAGTTCCACCGCGTCGATCCACTTTGGCGATTCGGGTGACAACGACATTGGCAAGATCGTTTACGATCACAATGCCAATGATATGGCCTTCACTGTGGGAACGACGGCGGATCTGCTGCTGCTCACCTCATCAGCGGCCACCTTCCTATCTACGCTCACTGTAGGAGTGAATGACACTGGCCATGACGTGCAGTTCTTTGGCGCAACTGCTGGGAGCCATTTGCTGTGGGATGAATCGGCAGATTCGCTACTGCTGACAGATAGCACTCCGCTGAAAATCGGTGACAGCCAGGATCTGACCTTATATCACGACGGCTCTAACTCCTATATAACTAATGCCGTTGGTGCGCTGAAGATAGCAACAGAGACATCGGGGATAGCTGTTACAATCGGCCATACCACATCTGAAGTAACTGTGGCTGATAACCTGACAGTCACAGGAACATTGACCCTGGGATCTGGTGCTGAATTAACAGAGGCAGAGTTGGAGTATCTGGATGGCATCACAGCAGGCACCGTTGCTGCATCTAAAGCCGTGGTTGTGGACAGTAATAAAGATGCTGCGAGCTTTCGGAATGTCACCCTGACGGGCGAACTGGACGCTGCCACACTGGATATCTCTGGCAATGCAGATATTGATGGCACTACTAATCTGGATGCCGTTGATATTGACGGGGCGGTTCAGATCGACGCTACTGTCAGTGTCGGCGTGGATGACCAAGGGTATGACGTAAAGTTCTTTGGCGATACTGCTTCAGCCTACCTGCTATGGGATACTTCAGCGGATAAGCTCCTGACGGCAGGAGGCGCGTCAGTAGACATCGTAAAGGACAAACTACTTATAGGCGGCACGGCAGTAACTACGACAGCGGCTGAGTTGAATGTTTTGGACGCGGTTACTGCCGGTACTGTCAGTGCCTCTTTGGGCGTTGTTGTAGACAGCAATAAGGACATCGGGTCGTTTAGAAACATCACCTTGACAGGTGAGTTGGACGCCGGATCTCTTGATGTTAGCGGAGATGTAGATATCGACGGCACTACGAATCTGGATGCTGTAGATATCGACGGAACGGTTCAGATTGACGGCACCGTCACCGTAGGCGCGAATACTGACGGTTATGACGTAAAGTTCTTCGGAAATTCCAGCGGCTCATCCTTGCTCTGGGATGAGTCAGCAGACGATCTGATATTCACCAATGCTGGCATCGCTGTGGGGTCCGATGCTACTGGTGACGTGTATTACAGAAACTCCAGCGGCTTCCTTACCAGACTGGCAGCAGGGTCAGACGCAGATGTATTGACGCTTGCGTCTGGAGTCCCTTCGTGGGCGACTCCATCGACAGGTGACATTACAGGCGTAACGGCAGGCAACGGACTGTCGGGTGGTGGAACCAGTGGGGGCGTTACTCTTGCTCTTGATCTCTCGGAGCTTACCGATACAGCGATTGCTAACGGTGACTATATCGTATTCACGGATACTACCGACAGCAATGCAACCGTAAAAGGCGATCTGGCAGACGTAGCTACGCTATTTGCTGGGACAGGGCTTACTGCTTCGAGTTCGGTGATAAGCATTGATGCAGCACAGACTGGCATCGATTCACTTCTTGCTACCGACATTAAAATCGGTGAAGATGACCAGACTAAAATAGACTTCGAGACAGCCAACCAGATTAACTTGTACAGTAATAATTCTGTGGCTATGGAAATTGACTCGTCGCAGAATACGATCCTGAAACCCGGCGACGGTGGTGGGCTGAAATTTTACGCAGGGGGCACCGGACACGGAAACTATATCCGCTGGTCGGATGACAGCGGCTCGAACAATCAAGGAAGTCTTGGGTACGATCACAGCGCGAACGCGATGGTTTTCTATACATCTGCCGCAGAGGCCATGCGGATTGACTCGTCGAACCATGTGAGCATTGGCAACCTTGCCTCGCCTGACGGTACCCTGCATGTGCATTCAGCGACCGCTGGGTCTGTCACAGCACATGCGGATCACGATGATCTTATTGTTGAAAATAGCGACGATGTAGGAATAACCATGCTATGCCCTGCGGCTTATCATGGAGGCATTGCTGTTGGTGACGCTGACCAAAATCGTCGCGGCTGGCTCATTTATGACAACGGAACCTCGTTGAATGGGGTCTCAGATTCTTGGTCTTTTGGGACTGCGGCTACTGAGCGAATGGTGATCGGAAATGGGGGCACAATAGGCATTGGCGGGGATGTCTCTTCGCCCTACGACACTATCGGTTTGCATATCAATCAGGCTGGCAATGATGATACGACTCTTCAAATTGTGTCCACTGACATATCACATGGCCTCAATTCTGCCTACTATGGTGCTTATGACTCTGACGCTTACATGGCAATCAGAAAGCAACATGCGTCACAGGGTGGGCTTACCCTCACTGCCCTTGGCACTGATTCAGCCCTAACAAACCCTATGGTGATTCAGGTTTTGGGTGGGACTGCACAAACATCAAAGAATACATCAGGTATCGGCCTAATGGATATTGTTTGCGCCGAACACAATGGGTCTGGCGCACTGTCTGACATTACAGCCGATGGAAATATCTTCAGCGTAAGATGCAGAGTCTCTACCTCTTTGGCTGCCAAATTCCTTGTCGATGAAGACGGAGACATTTATTACGATGGATCAGCCGCCGCTTATGACTCTATGGCTGACGCTGAACTGGTGAGAACCTTCGATACCGTCATGGCTCCGAAGGAAATCATTCAAAGCAAGTGGGACGAGGACGTTCGCTACAACGAGCAGAGTCTTATCGACGCCGGGATCTTAGGTGGCCCTGTTATTGGAGTGCCCCACGACGAACGGGGCATGGTCTGCATGACCCAACTCCAACGCTTGCACAATGGTGCGATCTGGCAGACCCATACTGAGGTCCAGCAGATGAAGGAAGACTTCGCGTTAAAATTGGACGAAAAAGAGGCGCGGATCTCAGCCCTCGAAACACAAATCCAAGGATTGTTAAACTAATGGCACTCATTATCACTGCCCCCCTTCACGGGGGAATTGAAGTTCCGAACTGTTATGCTCGTATCGCTAACATCGACGTAGTGAAGAAAGATCGTAGCGACGGCAGTTTTTATACCACTGCTCGCATTGATGTTTACAAGGACGCTGACTCTGCCGCAAGCGTGGACGAACAAGGAAACCTTCTGGGCGAAACCCTACAGGTTCCTCAGATCAAACGCGTCAAGGTGACGAACGCTGACATTACATCAAATCTACATGAGCAACTCTATACCCAACTTAAAGAAGATCTCACAGCACGTAGCATAACCTGGAAGGAAGAGTGATGCCCAAGGTAGGCGGTAAGAGTTATTCGTATACGAAGGCAGGAAAGGCTGCGGCGAAGTCAGCAGCCAAGCGGTCGGGTCGTAAAATGACCAACACACGTAAGCCGAAGAAATAACCAACTTCAGTAAACAGCGAAAGGAACAGATCCATGAGTAAGTCTGCGGAAACCCAAGTAGTTCCCCTGGAAGAGGGAATTGATTTCAATGCACCTGTTCTGGACATGAATGACAATCCCATCTCGGCGGGAGAAAACGAGGATTTGCGCCTTGGCAACCTGTGCGTGAATGCCCTCATGGTTTCATTTGACGATGATAAGGCTGATGGTACACAGAAGCTGAAGCGATTCAATTTGGCGAAGAAGATCCAAGGGTCTGCCATCGATAACGACTTCCCGACTCTTCGACTCAACTCGAAAAACAAAAAGATGATTCTGGATTTGGCCGAGCAGGCATACCAAACGCTGATGTATGCTCGGATATATGAGGCGCTCGAAGGGTTTACTGAAGGGGATGACGATTGATGCACCAACCCAGGATGGGGAAATCGCAGGAGCGGCCATCAAATGGCTGGTCTATTTCAAGTTACAGGTAGGAGGAGTACATGGGTGGTCTACTGAGTTTTGCACAAGAACGAGTTGGAAGTCTGGTTTCTAAAAAGCTTGGCGCTGCGGTGGTCGCTGAAGCATCGGCAGTGGGAACTCCTTTGCAGGGTTATCCGCTGATGGTGTACATCGTCATCCAGGGCCTGAGTGAAGCGTTCAAGTACTGGGTAGACGCACAGGAGTAGGTGGTGTTTGAGCAGGGCGCGAGCCAGGGCTTGGCAGTCTGCCACACGTCGAGCATTCCACGTTGTCCGACGAGAGGGGGTTATACCGCCTGTCGTGGTGGACCCGTGTGCGGAATTGGCTACGGCGCAGGCAGCGCCCTAATCGGCGCACCATGCAACGACTGTTGCGGCAAGGCAGGTTTCGTCTGACGCGAAGGAAATAGAAATGTCTCCTCACTACCCAGACAGCAAAAATATCGCCTCATTCGGGGATTTACGTAGGCACTACGATGCGTTAAAAAAGGAACTGGAACAGACCCAGTCGGCTGTCCAGGCGGAGAGATGGACCGCAAAAAAAGCCGCCAAAGGCAAGCGAGAAACCGCCGCAGAATTAGCAAAATCCAAGGGAAAAACTGCCAAACTCGAGAAGGTGATTTCCGCTCAAGAGAGAGCAAAACAGGACAGCAATCGTGCGGCAGCGTGGTCAGCAAGCGCGGCCACAGCTGTGACGATCTTCTATCAGATCTGCCGCTCGACGGGCCAGTGGCCGGGGGGATACAAATGGGAATCGGTCTGGACGCATGAGGCCACAACCGCCGCACTGGTCACATTTATCACGTGGGTGCTCTCACAAGCCTACGCCTCGACCCAGGATTGAGTTGAAATCAGACCAGCCATATAGGCGTTTAATCAGCAGCAGCAAAAACGGAGCAGACTAAAGTTTGCACACATCGAGCAATTCTCTCGTCACCCCGAACTTCACATTCCATGAGGTTTCCTGCAGGCACTGCGGGGAGATGTACGCAGACGACTTGTTCTGGTATCACATGAACAAGCTGCAGGCTCTACGGGGCGAGGTTGGCCCCCTGACCAAGACGAGCGGCCACCGCTGCGTAGAACACAACGCCGCGCAGGGCGGAGCCAAGAACAGTATGCATTTGAAGATTGCCTCGGATCTGCAACCGGCCAGTGTTTCTCTGGACGAGCTATACGAAGCGGCCAAGGCCGCTGGATTCACGGGCCTTGGCCGCTATAACACCTTCCTTCATGTAGACTGCCGGGACTTTATTGATCGCCCTCCTGCGGAGTGGGATCGTCGTCGGTAGCCAAGAGGCACGTCTCCCTCATCATTTGAAAAGTGTCAAGGGTGAGCAATTCGGCTTGTCGTTCTGCTGTCTGCTCGTTGAAATATCTGAGGTGGATCTGCGGCAGGCGGTAATACCACAGCGACATCTCTTCCCGCAGGCGTGACTCCTTTACGCCGTGCGACGGCCCTCTCGGAGAGTGATCGAGGGCCATGTGAAGTTCGTGCTTCAGGGGGAAGATCCAGTAATCCGACCCTCCTGCCCCACGGGATCTAAGATGGCACCCGTCGATGTCGTCGCCCCGCATCCCCGTAGCCAGGCACTCCCACTCTGGTTGCTGGCGTATCCACTTCTTCCAGTAGTAGTCATCTTCTTCCCTGCGCGTCCTGGGTAGCAATCTTATCTGCCCTCCTGCAGATCAGCACCTTGCTTGCCGCTCCAATCGATTTGCAACTGGCATCGACGACATTTGTCCTCTTTGTATCTGCGCTTACGGACCCCGGTCAGGAGAATAGACTTGACCATGGGCGTGGGACACGAACACCTCTCGACTTTCTGAATCATGAAGAGAACTCCATCGTGAATGTCGGTCGCTTGAGCCGCCACACCTTGGCCCGTTTCCCAGTGTCATTCCGCCGCCTTTCCCCTGTGTCCTCTATAACCCCGAGCAGCTTGAGTTCAGTGAACCGGGGCCGGATGCTCTGCCAATGGATGCCAAGGCACTTGGCGCACTCGTCAGGCGTCATAGCCTTCTCTCGAAGCAGAGTCAGGCACTTGCCACGCAGGGTGGTCGCATCGATATCCTGCGCCGCTTCCCTTCCAGTCTCGCTGTCGGTCCATCCTGCGTCTGTGGGATAGTTCCTCTCCACATATTCTCCTTATCGCCTTTTGTGAGGCCGGGACAGCCCCCGTCAGCAACAACATTTGCGGTCGATCCGCAGGAACCCTAACCCCTTAAGGCTCCCCAGTAGCTGCCCCGGCCTTTCCTCGATCAGCTTCCGATCTCCTGCTTTTTGAAAACCACGACAACTGCCAATCCTTCACCCTTGAAAAAAAACGGGTGTTTGGCATATCCCCTATGTGCGTTCCTCCCACACATCGAAATCGATCTCCGCTCTCATTTTATCCGCACAGTCCCAGCATAGATCTCGCGGGATGGTATGCTCCGAGTCTCCCACAGTCTTTTTGGCCGATGGAATGATAGTCCAGCCGCTTCTCACGATGGGGACCACATCTTCACCACATCGGTCGCACAAGATCTTAGTGGCCATCTGTTCCCTCCTGTTATATTCCTGTACCGCGCAAAACGCCTCTTCGAGTGTCATTGTTCTCCCATGATACTTGAGAGGCTCTCAGGCCCCTTGTGGTGGCCTTTGGGGGGCCAGTTCATCTTCTTCTGCGCCTTACCCGCCCTGACCTCACCTTGGATGGTATCCGGCGTCGAGGCGACGTTGGCCTGTCGCTCCTGCATAATGAGGATAATGGCGTAACGGGCCAAGGCTCTTTGTACGACTCTGGCAGGAGAGTCGATGCTGGGCGAGGGGTTGACCCCGCTATCCCACTCGAGCGCCTGCAGGTGCTTCTTCATGGCGGCGGTGTTGTCGAAGGGGCGCAGTTGTTCCACCAGCCCCTGGAACAGGTTTTCGATCCCGGTAGTGTGCTTGTCAGTCCACACGGGCCTTGGCCTTCTTCATAGAGGAGCGGAACTCAACGCCGTGTAACTGTGCGTTGCGCCAGATCGTATTGGAAGCGCACCCGCAGGACCGTGCCGCATCGGCGTGGCTGTGGTATCTGCGCGCGAGATCCTGCAGATATTTCTTGGTGTAGATTGATTTAGGACTTGACACTGTAAAACCTCCTTGTGTAGAATGTTGGTTGCCTGATCTACCGCAAAAACCTTACTTTGATCTTACAAGGGCTTGACCTCAATCCAGCCCTCATTAGAGTAAGCCTCATAGGGACATCGGTTTTTGCGAACCGGTCAGGCACCCTGTGGGGCTTTCTCTTTGGTCCCCAAACCTGCCATCGTAGGGATCTGGCCACCCCCGGTAGGTATAACCGGATCCAGGATCTTGCGCCCTTCGTAGGGTGAGAGTGCTGGGGCATGGTGGCAGGGCACTGGCCAGCGATACTCTCTCCCGATATACGACTCACGATGCGACGTGACCGACTGACGGTCTGTGTTGCAGAGAGGTTGATGTATTAGCCTC